GCTCTAAACGTATAAACGCCTCGGCCATTCTATTATTATCGGAGTAATAAACATTTCCAATCCGTTGCATCCACTTGTTAAATTCATGTATCATAATATTATTTATTTAGTTAATTTTATATGCTGAAATTATTTCTCTATTTACTTTCAATCCATCTCCACTGTTACCTGATATTACACCGTTTACGAGCGATATCGCATGACCTCTTACTGTGATTAAAAAATTCCCGGTTGGGTTTGCCTTAACAAACTCCCCTACCTTCATTGGTATTTGTTTAATCTGAGTGCTAGTAGCAGTTCTATCAAAAATGCTGTTGTATACTTTAACCTTATGCTTAAGTCCACGTGTAACACCCAGTCTCACAACAGACTTATTAAATGCGGTGTGGATGTAAGGTAAATACTTATCAACGTATGTTCCCATCTTGTATTGGCGTAGCAATTTGTTTTCACAAAAATTATGTGCATCTAAATAATCAACCTGAAATGCATTCATAACCGCTCTAACAACGCAATCATTATCTTCGGATTTACATAGCATTGCTGTTGCTTTCTCCACCCCGTACTTACTATACATTTCGCTTGACTTGCTCATAACCTTTATTTTCTTATTAGGTGTAAATATACGAACAATTGCCGGTGCCTCCAAGTCCTATCGCATAAGCATTTAACAACAGGACATGAAACATTCGGTCTCGCGCGAAGTGGCGGGTATTGCATTATTCACATTTGGAGGCGCCAAACATTGTGAATAAAAAGAATGTTCACATGTAGCAATAGAGTATACTTCAATTTTATTGTGGGTAGGTTGTGGATAATGCATTGTTCATGTGTGGTTCGTATATATTTTTAGAGATTTCGAAGAGTGGTTGTGTGGTGTATGAATGGGTTAGCGACACGCCTCCACCACTCCACATACCATCCCTACTGCTTTCCACATGTCATATCGATTTACACTCCCACCACCACCAATCCACCACCGTTACCCACACTTTGAATCGTTGGACACCCTTACGTACCCTTACATACACCTACATGCTCTACATACTTATTACTTTTGATATATCATTTTGTACACTCAACATCGTTGCCTGTGCTCGTATTCCATACCCACGCATTAATGTATTCGGTATAGCTAGACTGAAGTTGATGCACTGATGTACCATTACTAATGCATCGTATTGTTTGTTGTTATCTGATATTATCCCATCTCGACTTATCTCCAGGATTACCATTGCCAGATCTTTTAGTGTTGTTGTTGCATATACTTTTTTATATATTTCTACTTCACTTATCTCACTAGTTCTTTCAGTAATGCAATACTTTGATAAAACATCGTTATAGTAAATACCCGTATCCAAAATCATTTTACCAGATTTATCCGCTTTACAATTCCAAGCCAATATAGTAAATACTTCATTCCATACTTTAAGATTACTTTCCATTACATATTTTTTATTCTAACATTATAACTACGTGTTGGTGGTTGTTTAGTATCCTCGTTTTTAATTGGTCTACTACGTTGTGGTTTCAATGTAGACATCCATTCTACTAATTGTGTCAACCGTTGTTTTGGGCTTGATTTACTCATGTGTTTTACCGAATTTTAATTATTAATTATTAATGTTGTTTTGTGTGTGTGTATTATTCTTTCTTAATGCCCTTAAAATTTTTATAGTGGTGGCTTGTAATTTTATCAACCATACACTATTTTCTGCTCTCCAAGTGGCATCTGCAAACCATTGGCTTTTATTACCATTAGCGAGTGTTTTTAATTTTGCTATGATTTCTTTTCTATTCTCCTCCATAATGTTCTAATTCCAATATTACTAATATTAGCCATATTAAGTTAAATATATACGTATTATTTTATGTGGGTGTGTTTAAAATGTTTTTGAAGAATTGATTTGTAAAAGTCATTTTTCCCATAACCTCTTTATTTATTCTTTTTATATCTTCTAACTCCCTCACCTCATTACCATACCAATTCCACTCTTTTTCTGCTAATGCCAAACGAATTTTTTCAGTAATGGCAAGGTTTTTTTCAATAAAACGGTCTATTTCTGGGTTTCCGTTTTGGTCTAACCAATCCGTAATCATATTTCCTTCTGTTTTCATCCTAATTTCTTTTAATTTTTAACTAATTCCATTCCAATAAAAAGCCAATGCTCTTAGTCTATCATGTTCATTGATCGTTCGGTGTTATTACCAATAACATTAATTTGTACCTCCATTTTATCTACCATAGAATTAAAAAGTCCAACTATACTCATTTCAAAACCTTCTTCTATTTTCTCTCTTTCATCCTCGAGTTTAGAGTATCCTTCTGTTCTGTTTAGTTTTTGATTCAATCTTTCGGCCAATCCAGCTAGTTCCCTTAACTGTATGCATGTGTATTCTAATCTTTCAAACGCTTGCATTAGTGTTTGTCTTTCGTGTGGTTGTACTTCGTTGCATTTGTTCATTTTATTATATATTTATTTTTATGGGTACTCTGAGTTTTCCCCTTCCCTTTTAAAGTTTCACATATCCGATGTTATGATGCAATTAAAAAAGCACACAACACAGAATATAAATAATAAAAATTACTCAATCTGTTCTTTTAATTGTTTGTTCAGTTCATCTATTAACCATTGCCATTTTTTAGTATCGGTTTCTAATAATGTCAATAATTCATCAAGGTCATATAATAACATAACCAAGTTAAAGTCTAAAGGTAATTGATCCATAAGCCGTAATTTTTACTATTCATATTCTAATTTGTTAGGCACAATGCTTTAGTATCATTCTATCACTATGATTATCTAAGTGATGTCAATTATGTTCGCACAACGTACCCACAACAACGGGTATAGTTAATTTTTAACTCTAAGTAGCTCTATAATTAGCCATTCCTCTAATTTAGATAAGTCACAAGTACTTCTTGGTAATACCTGGTTTTGTTTTGCGTATTCTTTCAGTATTTCTACTGCAAATTCTGCTTCTTCATTCATATTTTTCTATTTAATCCGTTAAAAATCTAACCATACCCAAACCTTTATAAAGAATTTTTGTCAGTATCAAAGTAAAATCCAAGCACCCAAAACCTATAAAAATAAACTTCATTATATATATCATAATAATTTTGTATGCAAAGCACCCTATTAAAAAACTTTGTATTTCCGCTCATAATAATATTTATTAACTTATGTGTAAATATACGAACTCTATTGCGGGAAACCAAATATAACATGCATTACTGTTTTTAATTCTCAAACATACTAATCCATTCATTCGTGGTCAAATCCCAATTTGATTTTTCTAACCACATATGTAGTGTTTCATCCACCATAATATCAAGTGGAAGGGTAATAAAGTGTATGTATTTATTAGAATCTAGGGGTGTGTAGTGGAATATAGTTTTTGCGCTTTTTTTAAGTATTTTAGCGTGTGCTTTACTTATCCCTATTATAGCTTTTAGTTTGGGGTGTTTAAAATAATCTTTACATTGATTTAATTCATTTCCTTTATACCAAGGGTAATACCCATCTTGGTGCATCCAAAAGTATGCCTTATCAAACGAGATATTTACATCTTCTAAATGTTTTATAAAGTGTATATAATTACATCCTATTAGTATGTTATAGTGATCTTTTACTCTTAAATCGAATGCTTCATTTAAACCTCTAGGACCCCGATTTGATAAAAGTATATCTTCATTAACCCATTTGACACCCCATAACAGTTCACTTTTAACATTACCTGCTATTGTTACATCATAACCTTTATTTTGGAGTTTATAGGCTAATTTAATTATAGAATATTCGCTATCATTAATCCCACCTTCAATCCAATTTGTTGCGTTCCACCTATTATCATAGTAGCCCGCCCATATTAAAACACTTTTATTTATCATATTAAGGTTCTTCAAACTCTATATCCTCGTCATCATCTAACATTATATAGTATTTTTTAAATAGGGCATCGTCTTGAATTAGGCATTCTTTACATATAACCCTTCTGGAGATTGTATTGGCTAATTCATCATAAGCTAATAACTCCGATTCCCAATTTTTACCTAAATTTAATTGACTCCAATCACTATTTTCCCCCCACAATTCATCTCGGCTAATATCTTTATATTTACAATATAAGTCTATTTTTTCCTCTAACCATTCTAATATGGGGACTTGAGAAGCAAAAACCTCTGGTAATCCTGTTGATTTGTGACACCAACTACAAGTGTTAGACTTCTTCATATATAACATCGGGGATTAGGGAGCATATCAAAAACTTATTATCTTTTTGAAATACTCTATCACATCTTAAGTCGTGAACATACATCCCTAAGACCTGTTGATGAATGCTTCCATCCTTATTTTGGAAGTTAGAAATAGATATTTCGTCTACTATTCTATATGCGTTTTGGTCTTTGTATATTATGTTATAGTTCATATATTATTTTTTGGAGGGAGATTATCTATCTCTTGTTGTAGTTTTTGAATATTATATTTATTATTACCTAAGAGTGGGTTTTGTTGGAGTTTATATGCTGTTATTTTTAATCTTAGCTCGTCCAATTTTAGTTTTCTTTCATCTGGGTTCATGTTATGTTGATTTAAGTGATTATATTTTATGCTTTCCTCTTTTGGGTTTATATTCAAATGTACCATCCATTATTGAAGATCCATTTAACCCCTTCTCCCTTTCTGCCATTATTTGTCTAAACATAGGAGACTCAAATTCACAACCTTTATATTCTCTAACTTTTCTCATTATACCTTTATTTAATACGTTAATATACAAAAATAGTAGTGGGTATCCTAATGATACCCACCCTTTTTTAAATAATTTTAAAATATATTATTGGTAGGGTTTTAGGAATCTACTAAAATGTTCTCTTAGGTCACTAAAATCCTCAGAATTAATTGAACTGTATTCATTATAATTCATCATTACATCTTCTTCATCAAAAGGATTTATATCTCCTTTTATAATATCCTGTTTATGGGTTTTGTAGAAACCATTAATATCACTTATTGATATCTGATTATCCCTTAGAATTTTTACAATACTACCTAGGGCATTTGAATCGGTTTCGCTAATTTCTTCTACATAACCATCTGATGATTCTCCCATGGTTTTTTGTTGGTTTTGATTATCCATTCCAGTATTCAAATAATTAAATACTGATTTGACAAAATAGGGATCTTCACCTATTAATCCTTTATATAGATCTAAAAAATCATCTAGAAATTTACGTTTTGTAGGTTCTTGAGATAAGTCTTCAATACGCCTTTCTATATTATCTTCAATATCATTCTCACGAATACCTGCTTTTTTTTGTGATGCTTCAATTGCTAAATCCACAGCTTCACCTTCTTCAACATTATTCTCTCTAGCATCCTTTTCTTTTTTAAGTAGAGCTCGCATTTTAATTATTTTATCTCTATCAGGGTGAGCATCTAATCTATCTTGTTCCTTTGCATTAGAAAATTCGTCATTACTCATTCCCTCTGATTTATTTGTTAATTTATATCTACCCATTATTATTTTATTTTATTTATTATAAATATATAGTAATTAAGTTAAATTATATTTTTGTTTATACATCTCTATTATTTTACGCCCCACACCTATATCTAATATAATTGCTTTTGCTGGGATGCCTATTAAATTACTAGTTGATAATATATAATCTATATTCTCGTTGTTCCAAATTTTCATTTTGGTTTTAGAGTTTAAACGGTCTGAGGTCTTAAATACCATCACAACAGGTTGTTGACTATATGCTTTTCCCTTTTCAAGTTTTACTTTAAGTGGCCTATGTCCCTTAGGTAAGGTATATTCTACTTTATAGGCACCCTTTGAACTGATAGAATTGTCAAAATGCCAAACAGACTTATAACCTAGTTCAGGTTTGGATGGTACCTCATAAAAGGTTTGAACCCACTTATCTAATACAACTGGGGGCTTTTCTGCTGGTCTTCCTCTTTGTTCTTTCATAACCTTTATTTTTTTATTAGGTGTAAATATACGAACAATATTTGGCTCAACCAAGTTTATTTGGATTTATTCTTACAAATAAAACTACTTTAGTGCTTTTAATTGCCTTTCGTAGTCCATCATTTTTACTCTACAAACAGCATAAGCATCCCTTGTAGCGTTTCTATCTCTTAACAAAGTATCTAATTCTTTTTCTACTTCGTTCTGCATTGCAACAAATCTTAACTTTGTTTCTGCAACTTCAACTTTTTCTTGTCTTGTCATTTTATTAAATTTTAGCTTATTAATCCGTTTTATTTACTACTCATACCACTATCCGTTGGCAACAATTTAATTACCAGTGTTTGTATCATATATCGAGTATAAGCCAACACTTGTATTACCTGTTTTTTTATCTAATTTTTTTTGCTTTCTTACAAATAAAAATAATTTAATTGTTTTAATTAAACCTAGTTGTTTTGTTTTTAATAAAAATAAACTGTAGCCAACAACGTGTATATCACATTGCTCAGTTTTTGATTTTTTAATAAATAATTGCTTAATCCAATTCATATTTTTACTTTATACTCTTTCATAACTTATATTTTAGCAAGTTCCTCAATAATATCTTTTAACTCTCCAGATTCCTCTATTGAGTCGATATAAATACCAGCCATCATATCTATGTCCTCTCTATCAATAAATGAATTAAGGTAGCTTTCAATAACACCTTCTAATAGAGCTTCGTGTTCATCAATTTCCATTGATTTTGGAGTTAGATTTAAGTTATCTAAAAATACTTTTTTTACCTCTTCCGAAATTTCAATTGTAACTGTCATAACCTTTATTTTTTTATTAGGTGTAAATATACGAACATCATTTGGCTCAACCAAGTTATATTTAATAGACTTTTATATTTTAGTTAATTTATACTTTACACCTTCTATCTCTACAACCTTACCTTCACAGGTTTTGTTTATATTTTTGAATTTTTTTTCGGTTAATTTTTTACCATTAATGAAGTATAATTTATCTTCATCTACATATTCAACAGCAGGGCCATCTTCTCTGTGAAGCTCATCATTAATATAATACCATTTATCTCCATTTGCATGCTCTACAGCGGGTCCGTCTTCTCTATGAATCTTATCATTAATATAATACTCTCTACCACCATCTGTGTATTCAACAGCTGGTCCGTCTTCTCTATGAAGTTGACCTTCTAAGTTGAACCATTTTGTGCTATATTCTGTAACTACTACTTTATATTCTTTCATAACTTTTATATTTTAAATTTTTAAAACATACTCATATAGGTTGGTTAGGGTTAATTAAAGGAAAGGTGTTGTCGGCTTACCTCCTGAGTCAACCCACCTTTTTAATTCGTTATAAAGAATTATATCATCTTTAAATTCATGAGTCCCATGTTTTCCAATCATATATAAAAAACATTTGCCAAACCATATTCTTAATGGTCTTGATAATTCTATTAATTTACTCTTGATGTATCTTTTCATACCAATGTTATTTTAGTTATTTTATGTCTTGCTTTCTTTCATGTATATCGTAATAAAATGAATTACTATCCTCTGTTACCCACTTGTCTGATTGGTTTTCTACTGAAAGAAGCTCTGTGTCCACCTTAAACTGTTTTAGGTTGTCAGGAAGGTTTTTTGTAACCCAATTGCTATCTCTCCAAAATATCCTGTTATTTGGCATACACAATAAGTAACCTTCGTCTGCTTCAAATACATGACCACATTTATAGTCAGATGGCTCATCACTGTATGGATTGTTAAACCAATCTACTGTAAAGATGTAAGTACCCCAAACCTTTGTACCATCTCTAAGAACTATTTCTGCCCTGTGGAAAGCTAAAAACTCATATTCTACTATGGCAACGTTTTCACTAAAGCAATCCCATAGCTGTTTGTAGTTAAAGGGTATATCACTTGTTGGCTCCTTTGCGTATATTTCGGATAAAGGAACTCTGCTTCTAAGCATTCCACTATCTGTCATAACGTGGAACGTAAGTATCTTACCGGCACATGATTGTATTCCAAAAACATAAACGTTATAAAATTCTGTGTAATCTTCTTCTAGCTTTGTAAAATAGGATTTTCTAACAAATCCTTTGAAGCTTGGGATGTTTGCATTTAATTTCATAAATTTATATTTAATTTGGGTACTTGTACTAATCTACCATTCATTTTAATTAAAATATTCCCATTATGGTGGGTACCATAACATATTTTGCGTTTCCCACCATAAATAATCCAATCTCCATTTTGTATATTACATATCTCTTTTACCATCATATATGTGTTTTAATGTTGGAAATCTTAAACTAATACCACCTTTATCATTTTCAGTTTCACTAAAATATTGTACACAAATTGTTTTACCCATAATACTTCCATCCATATATTTCAAACGTTGTTCTTGTGTAAAACCACTACCAACTTTTACTTTATATCCTTTATGTTCAATATATACTTGAGATAGCATTTGCATAGTAACTGACTTGCCATCTCTAACTACTTCATGGTTATCAGTATCAAAACCAACCACCTTATATTCATTATCAAAGAATTTTTTAACTTTAACTAAATTTTTAGTTCGTTTACCCTCATAACCAACATTCTTACGCAACATAACACCTTCCCAACCGTTTTGATTAGACATTTCAGACCAAAGCTCAAAATGATTATTATCTTCTATTTTGACTTGCTCGGTATAACGTAAAATGTTACTATTATTGTTTCCTGTAAGTGCCAACCAACTTCTTATTTTTTGTAATCGAGTCTTTAGAGGTATATTACCTTTAGCATTATCAAAATCAATATTATCTAATACATCAAATATTATATAAGCTGGGTTTTGGATTTGATGGTCTTTGCGTCTTAATTGTTTCATAACACCTTGAAAATCTTCATTACCATCTTTATCTACTAAACAAATTTCTCCATCAAATGTAATACTAGTTACACCCGTTGCTTCTATTGCTTCTTTTACTTTATCTAATGTGGTAAATTCTTTACCTGTTCTGCTGAATAAGGTACATTTTCCTTCTTCATTTACACGAGCTAAACATCTAACACCATCTAATTTTCGAGAAGCAAACCATCCATCTTTCCACTCACATTTCCCATCTTCATATTCTTTAGCTAATGCAACTGAAAATGTTGGTATCAAACCGGGAATAGCGTTGTTAATTACTTTATCACCCACTCTAATATCTAAATCTTTATCAATAATCTTATAGATTAGGTGAGCATCAACTGATAATTTTGTAAACCTATTTACTTCTTTAATTGCATCATGCCCTGTGATTTCTCTTGAGCTTAATTTATTTAAAATTTCAAATAGAGGCATTATGGAACCCGTCCCAACTAATTTGTGATTTTTTAGACATGTTTTACTTGTGGTATAATATTGTTTATACGGGTTGTACGTTGCTTCTAGTACTTCGTGTATAAACGTCGAGCTACGTGCTATAATGGCAGATTTCTCGGTAGAGCTACTAGTAGCTCTCATTTCTTCAATAAATAATTTTAAATCAGTCATAACCTTTATTTAATTTAGTTTTCTTTTGTTAGATAATATAAAGCATCTGTTATTTTTTGACAACGTTCATAATCTTCAAAATCCTCCATTATTTCTAAATTTGCTTCTAAAGTCTCAATCATATCATTGCGATCTATTATAACTTCATAGGTAGTATCATTGTTTTTTGTGTAAATAGAAATAACGGGTATTTCCTCAGTAGTAGTATCAAGATTTTTCAGAGCAATATCTACTATTAAATTCGATAAGGATTTGTTATCATCTTCAAACATTTCTTCCATATCCTCTGAGTCTTCAAATTCTAGATAATGTTCGAATTTAGAGCTGGGGTGTTTTTCTTCTTGGAATTCTAAACAGATTTCGGTTTTCATATTATGTTCTTATTTATGTGTAAATATACGAAATATATATGCGGTATCCTACCGTTTGTGGCATTAAAAATTATCTAAGAAATCACCTTTTAGAGGTTTACCTTTTAATTTCTTGTATTTTTCATCATCCCTTAAAGATTTAGTTGCCAATCTTTCTAGATGTTTTGATTTTTGGGTGTCGTAATCATCTATAAAATGATTATGTTTTTTATTCTTCATTATATTCTACTTATGTATTGGTTAGTATCATCCATATCATCTCCATCTAACCCTAATTCTTTTAGACGTTGTAAATGATAAGCATCAACTTCCCACTCTATTTTTTCAGTGGTACCATAATGTTCTTGTTGTGATTCTATTTGCTTTTCATCCTTTTTATTGAATATATCACCTACAGAAAGAAAATAGTGATTATAACATAATAATTGAACATTAGTTAAATTGTAGTTATTACTATTTTTATCTCTAAAATGTAAAAGTAAAGGTATTCTATAATCTAAAACTCGTCTTTCTTTAAATTTACATATTGAACATTCTTCTAGTATGTACCCCTGTTCTATAAGAGCATACTTTAGTTTGTTAGGGTTAAAATGTGAAGCTGAAATCCTTCCCTCAATTATCTCAACCATGTGAGGCATTTTTTTAGGGCCTTTTAAGAATTTAGGTACCCCTACCCCAGCTTGGTTTTTGTGGGATTCGAATAGGTCATATAATTTAGCCCATCTTTTATAGTGTTGATACGAGACATGAAGATATCTTGAAGCACTTAAATTTGATAGTGTTTTTGCCTGAGCGGCTACAATTTGGGATTTGGAAAGGGGTTTAGCTGCTGGCATAATTACTCGTCTTTAAGGGTAATAATCTTAAAGGGGCCTTGTAAATTTTTATCATCTTCTATGCTATCTACATCTTCTTTAATTCTATTATTCCTTTTATACTCCTCTTCCTTAACATTTAAGTAAGAAGCATAATCTGAATCCGACATTATTATGGTTTCAATCCAAGTATGGTCTCCTTCCCCCATTAGTACTGTAATGGCCTTTTGGGGTTTATTACCCAGCCCTGATTCTGAACATGCAACACAAAAGGTATACTGATATTGAGACCATCTCAATTCAGGCATATCCTGGTTACATTTACTACAAGGGATCATTTTTAGGTTCATATTTATAATTTAATTTGTGGGAATGTACGTAACAGTGTTAATATATCCTAGTAAAATTTAATGCTTTTTTCTAAAGGATTTTAATTCAATTCCTTTTTCTATATTAGAATATCTCATATTTTGTGACTCTTGCCTTTTAACCTGTTTATTATGTTCTATACTAAATTGTTCCTCTAATGGTAAACTTGCAAATGTTTTATACCCCGTAACCATACCGTGAACTGGGTGTCCTGTCCATTGTATGTCGGGTGTATTTTTGTATATTCGCTTTTGTTGGTCAGCCCAATTCACCCAACCTTTTTCATTTACATTCCAACCCCATTTTTTAATATGTTCAGGAGTTATACCTTCTACAATATTTTTACGGGGAATAACTAGCATATCAATATCATTTTCCTCTAAAATAGATTTTAAATTAGTTATTAAAACCTCATGTGGTATTTCGTCAGCATCTATTTGAAATATGTATTCTCCATTACATTTAGTTCCCAAATAGTTTTTATTATCTAGGAAGTTCTGTTGAAAATCGAATGGAAAACTATTAATAAGATGTTTATATTCTTCTAGTATTGCTAAAACTTGAGGTGTTACTCTATTTTGATCATATACTACTACAATTTCATCCTCTTCATCTATGAGGGGAGTTATAAAGTTAATTAGATGTAATAATTCTTTATGTTCATCACAACAAGTGATACCGTATGATATTTTCATATTTATTTTAGTTTAGGTGGGTAATATTCCTATGTAACTCAAAGCGTCTATGTAATCACGCTCATTGAATTTGGATAACGTAGACATATCCATTTTGTATTTTGGTTTAGAATCATCTGAATTTAATTCTTCTTCGTTTAATACCGCTTTGACTGCCGACCAACACCATTCTTCTTTATTATTTCCTGAAGCGTAAACCATCCCCAATTCAGGGATATTTATAGTATTGGGAATCCATATTAACTCAGTATTGGGGTCTAACCATAATAAATCTTTATATATTTCAGGAAGTAGGCCTACCTGCTCCTCATAAAAATCGGTCCCAATTTTCATTAATGTGTTGGTCCAAAAACCACACGATAAACTCATATATTGCGTTATATCTTTGCTTACCTCTATTTTGTAACATAAATCGCCACCGGATTTTGCACATTTAATTATTTCATCATGGTTTGCCATATTATTATAGTTTGGGTGTTATTAATTTTGGTAAAGATAATTTAACTTCTTGAGGGAAAGGGGGGATATGTAGGTCTAAAATATTTCCTACTACCGCTTTCATAGCCCCAAATGAAAAATTTGTTTTTATGTAATGACCGTGTTTTTTACTTCCTATTAGGTGTTTCTTGTAATTAGTATAAACATCCCTAAAAGCATCCATAGAGGCTTTATCATCAACCTTAAACCAATGTGTTTCTTTTAGTAACCACTGGTTAGCTGCACTATGGTGTACCGGCTCTAAGCTACCCGGTAATAAAATACAATTTCCAGGAGTTAGAAAATCGACTTGACCTGACCAACCTGATGCTATTATTGGTTTTTTGCTTATACCAAACTCTGCTAGGGGTCTACCATAACCCTCACCCTTAGTAAAACTAACCATCGCTTTAATTTTGGGGTGGTTATATAAATCATTCATTTGTTCATCCGATAGACCTCCATTAAGAATATAAATATTAGGTAATTTAGTGTCTGATGGGTATTGGTTTTTAATAACTTTGATTTTTTGTAGTAATTCTTCCCGACTTAAATAACTATTTCTCCCCACACTTGATTTTAATATTAAAGCAGGTGTTATATTTTTGTTCTTAAACGTTTCAAAGAAGTTTCTTACTAAGACTCCAACATTTTTTCTATCATGCCCTATATCACCACCCATCCAATGACCTACAAATAGGAAACAGAATGATTCTTTAATTTCTTCAAGATTTAAATTTACATCCTGTGGGGTTTTGTAAAAATAGGTATCTAGGTCTACTCCCTCAAATACTACTTCAATTGGTTTTTCTAGTTTGATTACCCCTTGAACTGTGTTTGTAATCTTATCTCTCTGTTCAAATTTAATACTTTCAAATACTTTTTTGCTGTGTTGGGATGATACTAAATTAATGTCCATTTTATTTAACCCTTCAATCCAACTCACAGCACACCCCGTGCTCTCGATTCCTGCAGTACATCCTATATTATATTTACCTACTGCTTGAAATTCACTTGGAATGGTGATTTGCATCCAAATATCAGGTTTAGATTGTAGATTTTGAGTAATTAGTGGTTGTAAGAATCTCCACTCGTCATGATTATCTATAAAACCTGTTGGGGTGTCTCCCCACTTTTGGGATAATAATTTAACATCATATTTATCTAGTTCTATTATGGATTTTATGAGATCTCTACTTCTTCCTCCGTAACCTGAGTAGGTATCTACTGGTGAACTGATTATAAAAACTGGTTTGTTCATTAATATATAACTTTATGATTTAATGTTCTTCCTTTATATTCGGTTGCATTTACTATTTCGAAATCCTTTCTAGGTTCCCAAACTAAAAATAATTCTTCAAATGCTTCCATTACTCTTTGTGCTTGATGTTCGGCTGTAAACCCTGCTTCTTTACCTATCGCCCATTCTCTACCTTTTAATCCTTTTTCTTTACGTTCTTTGTCTGTTAACTTATATACCTCTTCTATTCTTTTAGATGCATCTTCCCAAGTACATCTATCATCAAAAATATATGGGGTTTGAGGTGAGCCTTGAATTGATCTTGAAGTAGGATAAACTGGAAATGCCCATTCACCATGTTCTTTATAAGTGCCCCTGTGATTAGAAGGTATATTAGCACTAGGAGTGAACCATTTTCCTTTGTCATCAACAAATCTCATTTGGTCTTGCATACCTCCTGTTACATTAGCAATTATAGGGGTACCTGTTAGAATAGCCTCCGTAATAGTCAACCCCCAACCCTCATTAGAGGTAAGTAGGATTTGCACATCAGCTAGGTTGTATAACCAATTTAGTTGTTGTCTTGATAATTTATTATGAGAAAATATAATATTTTTTTCATATTTTCCACTAAATAAATATTCGGCTACGGCATTCAAATCTGTCCCGTGATCTGTAGATAATTCAGTATGTAGTATAAATCTACATTTATCTGCTTTTTCTTTAGGGAGAGAATCTAAGAATGCTTTAAAAGCTAACATGGTATCTGGGATTTGTTTTCTGCGAATATTTCTAGAGTTAAAAAACATTATAAAATCAACATCCTCACCACCTACAATATTATTTCTGAAGTTAATAAATTCAGTGTATTCAGTGTTGTTTCTGGTTATAGGATAAAATTGATTATGGTTTAACCCATGTGGGATATATTTAAATACCCTTTTGCTATTATCACAATCTTTTAAAACTAATTTATTGATGTTAACAGTCTGTTTTGAAATACCCATCAATAAATCGCAAGCCTCATAATAAGGTTTGTTATACATGGGAACTGGATAATTATCCCATATATTTAAATAAACTAAGGGACAATGTTTTCTAATTTCATCTTCCATATTAAAAATATGTCTAAAATACCTTGGATCTGTTATTAACATTACAGCATCAGGTTTTTCAATTGATAAAATATGTTGTAGTTCTTGGGGTTGAGCATATCCTTCCACACAATATAGAAATACTGATGAATCTTCTATTCCAGCTTCCTTATTTATAGAGATTGATATGTCTAGTTTTTTACCTTTTTCGGGGTGTTGTATAGCTCCCGCTACATTTACCCAATTAAAGTGGTGGGAGGTATGTATTACAATTTCTTTTGCAATGGTTGCTACTCCAGAATGCACTCTGATATCGTCACAGACTAAAATTATCTTCTTACGTTGATTTTGCTCAACGTGATGAAAATGGGCATTTTGAATGTTAGGCATATTTATTTATTATTTGTTTAATTTTACTTAGGTTATTATATTTCTATATTTGTTTGATTGGAAATCTGCTTTCTAAAGTCCTCGTTTGTTAAGTATAAAAATAGTGCACGGTCGGCAAGTTTTTGGAAACTAAATTTTCTTCTTACACATTCAACTCTAAATTCTTGAAATAAATCACTTTTCACTTTGACACTAGTTAGTATCATTTTTTTTTCGTCTGACATAATTGTTATTTTAAATATTATTATTTACGATTATACATATATATAACTATATTAAGATACATATTATCGTTTAAACACAATTAAGAGTTATGTTATTCAAATAATTTTCCGGCACCACATAATTCATCATGAGAATAAGGACAAAACTTACAACCCCACTTACTTGGTGATTTAGGGTATTCTTTTTCTTTAATTTTTCCATTAGAATTAAAACATTCATTGATAAAACTATTAACTGCTAATTTTGCTCTATTTAATTTTATTTTACCACTAGGGGGTGTAAAGGTTTGCACCCTATAGGATTGGTGTGGTGATCTCAATTGATCATCATCCCAATCTAATACTTTTCTTTTTAATATAAAAAACTCAATATCAATCTTATCTAGAGGTATTGAGTATTGTTCAGAGAAATATTGTTTGTATAATAGTAGTTGAAATTGTTTATTCTCATTCTTTTTATCTTGATCTCCCCACCCCCTAGTGCTAGTCTTTAAATCGATTATTTTAAAAGTATCTGTTGCTTCATGGTACATAACAACATCTAAATACCCCGTATATAATACATTATTCGACATTTTATTAGGGGGAATGATAATAGGTATTTCACAACCTACTAAATAGGTTCCTCTTTTACTAAAATATCCACTTTTTTTCTTCTTAAACCAATTTAGAATTCCAATACCATCTTCAAAAAACTCCCTCATTTCCTCGGCATTAGAGAAATGATTACCCTTATTGGCCTTATATTGTTTTTGGTATTCCCCTATATACTTTTCTCGGAATAATTCTTCAATATCTATTTTATTTGCTATAACCCCATTTTTGTTGTACATAACATCTAAATAATGTTGTAATACCAAGTGAATACTACTTCCAAAAACTGTATGTATACTAGATGTAAATTTACGTTTCTTGTCCTTATATTGTAATTTCCAACGATATTGGCAATCCCTATAAATTGACATTTGGGAATATGATATATTCTTTTGAAATGCATAATTAACCGGTGTAGGTGGGTTATTCCTAATATCTTTTACTATTTGTGGTAATTTCTTAGCCATAACCTATAATTTGTCTTTTTTACTTCGATTTTCAAAAATTGATAAGGGTCTAGTATTAGTATAATGGAAGCTACCCCCCTTACTAGTAGGTATAATATGGTCAATTTCCCAATACCCATCCTTACCATAACTTTCCCAAGTCATTTTTTCATCAAATTGATTTTCTAAATATTTCTTATATTCCTCAATATTACAACCTAAATATTTTTCATATGAACCACTTTTTCCACCATTTAAAACCCTTCTAATGTAATGACTTACATTTTCTTTTAAAATATAATTGGGGTTTGTTTTTCTGTAATCCCTCATATATTCTCTTCTAGTTTTTCTATGATGTTCTATATTTTCTGTTCTCCACTCTTTGACATTTAGTTTTTGTATTTCTTTATTTGTGGGGTTTTCTAAGTATGATTTTTTATATTCTTTAATTTTTTCATAATTTTTTTCATTGTATACCTTTGAATTTTCAATTATTGTTTTTTTATTTTTTTGATAGTGTTTTTTATGGGTAAGTGATATTTTCTCCTTATTATCTTTATTATACTTTTTATTTCTTTCCCCACCACATAACTTACACTCATAAGCTAAACCATCCTTAGAAATTTTTAATTTATTAAAGGAACTCAAGCTTAAATTTTTATGACATTTAGTACATATTTTATTTTTCATATCTATGTTTTATTATACATATGGGGATTTTGTCGAAAAATGATAGGTTATCACCATTTATCTTTCCCTACTAATAAAGCTATTAAAGCATAATTTGAAATATCCCTCCAGGTATCTTCTATAGATTCATCTTCTAGGGGGTTGGTGTGGTTTTTAACCACCATATTTTTTAACCTATTCATTTTATCAATCATCCTAATCCATATAGAGGTTAGGGAGAGTTGTTTATCTTCTTTATTTTCTAAGTTACCCCCTAAGGAGATATTACCCCTCCCATATGAAATCATTTTCCGTGAAAATAATTCGTATTGCTCTTGTTGTATGTTTTTAAACTCATTTGCTAATTCTGGATATTTATGTTCAAAATGTATTGTCGTCTTTGCTTCGTCACTTAAAAATTCTTTGGGTGAAAACCCAGTACCATTTGGTAGGGTTGTTGTTGGTGAAAATGTCTCACACATAGTTGGTGATCCACTAGTTGATGGAGTGTATGTCCCCGCTGTTGAATAATTTATAATTTGCCGTTTTGCGTTCATAATTTCTCTATCACTCATAATTTCTTCGTATTTAGTAATTGAACTACCCATTGATTTGTGTTGTTTTAGTAAAATATTTATATAAGGTTTCCAATCTATCATCAGCATCTACTAACATTGAAAGTGCTTCTTCTGCGTTTTTATAAAAATCTCCTGTAGAATGGTCACCTATTCCAACTGCATGTTTACCTAATAAATCCAGGGATAACATTGATTTTGCTTTGTCCGCTTCTGCAGATGATAATAGCATTTTATAAAGTAGTGTTGTCATTTTAACAATTGTTTAAGTTCCTTTTTATCTATACCTCTATTCGTTAATATACGATTTATTTCTGTGGTATCCAATAATTTTAAGTATTCTGTTATCTCCCTTGATGAACATTGAAAGTGATCCCTTAAGTGATCTGCTAATTGGGTGTTAATTCGTTTAACTGAAGATTTAATGTATTTGCTCCAATTGTTATTTCGGGGAATAAACTCCTTATACACATTATATATCATAACTTTTTCTAGGGTAGGAATGGCTTGTGCCATATTAACTACTTCTATATATTGAGTATTTTGAGACATAAATTTATGTATCATGAAGGCATTAAATAAATCCCATTCAGCCTCAGTAAAGGAGGATGCAGGAGATTTTTTTGAATTTATCTCCTTAATCCAACAAAATATATTTTTCATTTATATAAGTTCATCCTTTAATTCTTCCCTTAACTCTACGGGTATACCTTCTCCTAGGATTTTCATTGAAAGAGGATCATAAAATACAGGGATGGGCATAATAGCATCACTATCTGTTCCTGCTATAAATTTAGAAATTTTTCTTAGAATTACTCCACTTACGAAAATACTCCCACCCTCAGAGTTTAAAATTCCTGTGGTATTACTTAAATCTATATTTAGTTGTGGTGTTGATTTTTGGTTCATAATTATTTATTATTTATTGTTAGTTTTTTGATTCTATTAAACTGTGGATGCAACTTATTATATTAATTTCTTTATCCAAGCGAAAATTAGCCTTATATTGATGATCATTTATTAAAATTGCTGCTGTACCCATTTTACCTGGGAGGTATTCCTCTGCATTTTCAAACAAGTATCTAAATAAATCCTCAAAATCATCAATATTTGAATTAGCTAATATTTGCCTTATTTTTTTAATTTGGGGTGTTTTTAATTTTAATTCACCTACAATAGCAGACATATAACCCGTTGAGATAAGTAAAGAATCATCAATCTTTAATTCCCCTCCAGTACTACTTGATTGAATTGTATTAAGCATTTTGCGTATATCAGGATAAAACCTGTTAACGATTTTTCCAATGGCATTTGGTTCATAACTAATGCTTTCAATATCACAAATATTTGCTATATGTTCTGCTACTTCTTTTTTTGTAGGTGGTATTATTTTAAAGGTTTGACATCTTGATTGTAAGGGGTCTATAATTCTTTCCACGTAATTACAGGTTAAAATAAACCTAGTAGTACGTGAAAATGTTTCAATAATATTTCTGAGTGATGCTTGAGCCTGTATTGTTAAAAAATCGGCTTCATCTAAAATTACTACTTTAATTGGTTTAAAAGATGCAACACTTGCAAAACTTGATACCTTATCCCTAATAGTCTCAATTCCTCTTTCATCACTCGCATTGATGTAAAGATAATCACAATTAAGTTTACCTACAATGATTTTAGCTAATGTAGTTTTACCTACTCCCGCTGTACCATAAAATAAATAGTTCTGTATATCATTGTTTTCTAGTTGGGCAGCAATTGATAATTTTAAGTTAGCATTGCCAACATAGTTATCTAAACTAGAGGGCCTATGTTTTTCGTTCAGTAATGTGTTTTCTGTATTATCCATAAATCAATACTCACCGTATAATGAGAATTTTTTTTCTATTGGTTTTTCCATAATTACTTCCTCTACATTTATAGCAAATAATTTTCCTTCTAAAGGTGATAGTTTGTAATCACCCTTAAACTCTGTTTTAGACATATATGCCTCGAGAGTATCTGTTAATGTTTTATATATAGTCCCGTCAGGTTCATCACTAACTAGCCTCCAACGATCTGATGGTGGTTGTCTTCTAGCAATAAGCATTGGGAATTCCATAATTTTAGTGTCTTCCATATCCATAATATACAAAAAATAAATGAGGGAGCCTAACACTCCCTCAATTAAATTATTTAGATTCTTCTACAGATGCTTTTTTATAATCTGTAACCAGTTTCTTGATTGACATAGCCGCAGAACGTGCTCTTTGTTGTGAGGATTTTGTAGTCCCTGAATTGTTTTCTGCTAAAGTATGAAAATGACCTTCCATTGCTTCAAAAATTTCTTGTTTACTCATTTTTATTATTATTTATTGATTAATTGATTAAGTGTTTACATCATTCCTCCTCCCATTTGGGAGTTAGAATCTAACATTCTCATTTTTTCTAATTGAGATGTTTTATCTTGAGTTAAAGTACATTCAGTTAATAGAACTGTTCCTGCTACAGAGGCGGCGTTTTCAAGTGCTAATCTCGTAACTTTAGTAGGATCAATAATACCTGCTTCTTTAAAATTTTCAACTTCAGATGTTCTAAGATTATATGAAAACCATGTACCATCATTTTTGATAATATCTCGTGCTAGTATACTAGAATCAGTTTTGGTAATACCAGCATTCGCTAAGATTTGCTCAAAGGGCATACCACAAGCATCATATACAATTTTTGCACCTATACTACCACGAGTAATGGCTTCACGTGCAACTAACAATGCTTTACCACCTCCAGGTACAATACCCTCTTCAATAGCTGCTTTTGTAGCATGAAGTGCATCATCAACTCTATCCTTTTTTTCCAACATCTCAGTTTCAGTTCCTCCCCCAACGTGAACAATAGCTACACCACCAACAAATTTAGATAATCTATTTTGTAGTTGTTCTTTTTCGTAAGGAGTTTTACTTTTTTCGATTTGCATTTGTAACTCGTCAACTCGTTTTCCTATTACCTCAGCATCTCCCTTACCATCTACTATAGTAGTTTGTTCTTTTGTAATGGTTGCTATTCGAGCTTCACCAAACCAATCCCAACTGAATTTGTCCAGCTTCATACCTTTATCTTTACTAAATACCACACCACCTGTTAGATTAGCAATATCTTCCAAAATAAGTTTTCTTCTTTCCCCAAAATCAGGAGATTTAACAGCACATACATTAAACGTACCTCTCATCTTGTTTACAATTAGAGTGGCTAGTGCTTCATTATCAATATCCTCGGCAATAATTAATAGAGATTTTCCTTGGCTAGATACTGCTTCAAGTATAGGTAATAATTCCTTCACGGTATTTAACCTTTGATCTAAAATTAATATTGAGGGGTTATCTAAAGTACAGGACATAGTGTTGTTATCTGTAACAAAGTAAGGTGACTTATACCCACGATCAAACTGCATTCCTTCAACGGTTTCAAGGTAAGTATCCCCAGTTTTGGATTCCTCTATATGTACTACACCCTCTAATCCTACTTTATTAATGGCCTGAGCAATTAATTTACCTGTTTCAATGTCATTATTTGCAGAGATTGTAGCTATCTGTTCTAGTTGATCCTCGGATGATATATTTTCAGATACATTACTCCTTAAGTCTGCTACTACTTCTTTAATAGCTCCTTCAATTTGTCTTTTAATTTCAACAGCATTTTCCCCATTATCTAAATGAGATAAACCCTTACGAATCATTTCCCTAGCTAATAAAGTAGATGTAGTTGTACCATCACCTGCTTTTTCGGCGGTTTTAACTGCTGCTTGTTTAATTAGTAACACTCCTAATTCTTCACTAGGATCATCTAATAAAAAAGCTTTAGCTACCGTAACACCATCCTTAGTAGATTGTGGAGCATCTTGAGACCCTCTAAATATTACTACATTTCGACCATTTGGTCCTAAAGTAGATACTACAGCATCTGCTAGTTTATCTATACCGTTTTGTAACTTTGTTCTGGCATCTTTACCATAATGAATTTTTGTTTCCATTTCTTACTTATTATTTAGTTATTTCTTGAACTTTTGCGAGCACCTGGTTCTCTGGCCCGATGTAGTACTCTACCCCTTCAAATGGTAATTTTGTGAAACCCTGAGTAGGGAGTACTACTTTATCGCCTATTTTTACTTGTGGTACTAATAGTACTCCACTGATAGTATACCTACCAGGCCCTACAGCAATTACTTCCCCAAAGGTATTTGTATCCTTTCCCATATCAGGAACGATGATGTTACCATAAACAGTCTCTTCTGTTTCTATGGGTTTAACGATGCATGCATCATAAAATGCTTTTAGTTCTCTCATTTACGTATTGTTTTAAATTTAATGTTACTTGTTTATAATTTTCTATGTACTCACTTAAACTCTTGTAATCCTTATCGTGGGATTTTAGTACTGAAATCTTTATTAAGGCCGCTTCCATAGTAGGATGGTAAAATAAGGATTTTTCGTATGTTTTAGGGGTAGATTGTTTGGATCTAAAATGTGTTTTATCTGAAGTTACGTTCATCTTTATTGTATAACTATATTCATCTTTTGTAATGAAATAGGGTTCCAATAAAGGATCAGTAATGGTTTTAATAGACTTTCTTTTCTTTGTCATTTATAATGATTTTAATATTATACTTAAATATACAAACCCTAATATGGGGTACCAAATTCCTTATAATATTTAGTTTAACTCGTTTCGTAGTAGGTAATAAGTACTTTCTATATGCTCAGACGTGAATTCCATTTTCATCATACCACTATTTGCTATAAATAGTTTAGCGGTGGTCATGTCTTTGTTATTTTTTAATATTTCACTAAACTTTAGAGCATTAAACGGAAGACGCATTCCTTCTTCTTTAATGTTACCCTGAATTTGATATGATATCTTATTACTATAATTATCTTCTATTGCCTCCGGACTAAACATAAATTCACACACTAGAGTTCCATTTAAATTTTCTGTGGTTTTAATAAGAACACTAGTAGCGTCTAATGCTCCTTTAGCTTTTATTAAATGAGATATATCATCGTCACTTAAATCCAATTCAACATCAAATTCAGGATCGGTTACCCAACTAGTTTTACCTATTGCTAAAGGGTCTGCTAAAGTATAAGTTAAATTAAAATTAGCATCTTCAATGTACATAACATTTTTTAATGCCTTGTTACCACTTAGACTCATTAATAAGTCACCATTAGTAATAGACAAAAGCTTAACTAATTTATCTGTATCAAATACTCCTATTTCACTATCTTGTACAGGGAATTTGTTTAATAAAGTTTTACATACTAATCCTTCACTTTGGGCATAAACGGTTAATGTGTTATCTTTAATTCTCCATTTAACTGATTTATGTAAATCACCTAGAAAATATTTAGATATTGTGCTTTGTAATAAGTTTCTGTTTATCATAATTTGTTTTAAATTTCAAAGAAAGAAAAATTGTTTAAATAGGGATTCAAATCAAGAGACCATTCAAGATCCCCAAAAAACCCTTCTAATTTATTTAGTAATATAGTCTCAAATACTATTCTACGGTTAGCATACTTATTTAAAAATTCTTGTATTTTTTCGGGTATATCATGGTCTTGAAATGCTAGTGATTCTATTTTATAGGGATTATCTCTTAAGTATATCCATTTTACTTTATCCGATTGAGTTATTAAGTCATGCTTTTTATCTAACTGCCACAATTTTAATAAATCATTATATCGGATAGCGGCCTTTACAGGAGCTGGGGCTCCTTTTAATATTTCGGTGAACATTTCCCCTGCTCTTGCATTTGTTCCACTATATTTACTCAACTTTTTAACAGATGTAGGATTTCCTAGTTTAGTAAGAGGGATTTCCCCATCAATTATTTGTTTTTTAAACACTTTAATTTGTTCTATAATATTATCTTTTTTTTCCCCTTTTAATACTTGTTCAAGAATACTATTAAAGAATTTCCCTAATATTGGAGGAAAATTAGCTTTCATAAATTCTAATCCCTTAATATCCAATATTTCTTTTTCTATTCCTTCCTGTTTTGTAATCCACTGGGCATATCTTCTAGTAGCTCTAAAATAAGCAGTACGAATAACAGCTTCAGTTTTCATCTCCAATCTATGATCCTTCACGTTAAAAACATCACATGTTATTCTACCATAATCATTATTAATTACTTCTTGATATTTTAGGGCTACTTTTTCTAGAATATTATCCTTTTCTTTATCAGTAAATTCCTCAAAATTGGGGTATAACTTTAACAGTAGGGGCTCAGCATGTATATAGATTGAGTCCGTATCTGAATAAGCTACGTGGTTAACGTCAGTACTCGGACATATGTATTCTGGAACTTCTTGTAAGAATTTCATATTAGTATTTTTATTTAAAATGTTCTTTCTCCGGGAATAAGGGGTGTTGTTTTAGGCCTTTCACCATAAGAATCTAAATCATCTCTTTGTTTAATCAATATTTTAAAAGAACAACCATTTATTAAGCATTGCCCTCCTTGCTTTAGCATCTTTTTAAAAAATAAAGTTTGGTTTTCATTCCAGCTTTCACTTATTTCAATAATTTCCTCTTTTGATAGAATTACACCTTCTCTATATATAGTTTGATTGCTTCTAATTGTTTGTTTGTTGAGAGCCATATTTTTATTTAATTTATGCGCATTTTACGCGTGTTTAATGTATTGTCTATGTTAGTATGCCGTGTTATATGTCTAGTTTTATTCTATTATTCATAACGCAGTATATGTAAAAAAATATTATATATTAAGGGATTTTTTGAATTCCTCAGTTAATTCTTCACTTCTCACAATTTTGTTTATATGTTTGTTGACACATAGGGCACTTTCTTGTATAATTCTATGCCCAGAAAGGGTTATGGCTTCACTTAGTATTTGGAAATTCATAGAATAACGGAAAGAAGGAAGAGCGGTTGCGCCATAGAGTGAATTTAAGAGAATTTTCATAGTATATTGCATCCTATGCCAATGATCCCCATCTTCCTTATTTCCTACCTTATATGCTTTTTGCATCCTTTTTTTATATGTAACTCTTTCTTCGAACCATTTCTTTAGGATAGTTGATAATACAGATTCTTTGTCTGTTCTAAACATTGAACCATTAGCAGATATTGATAATTTTTCGGTTTCTATTATTTTGATTAATTTACTAACAGGAACTACTGTTCTTTGTTGTCTACCATTTTCTACTAATAATTCTTCTTTAGGGTCTTTTAATCTTAAATCATTAAGACCTAATCTATTATTACGATCATCTTCATCTATAATACGACCTATAAAAGTTTCTTTACCTATGTTTAACGTCATTATTATTGAAGGATATAGTGATACTAAATCTTCATCAAACATATATTTGTATAACCCCGCTTTAGGACAAAACAAATACCCACCTGCATAAGTTTCCTTCTTTTGAGGGTTCCGTTCCTTAGGTGGTGGTATTATATTTTGAGATAATAAATAGGCTGAAATAGCACCATCCTGTGTTTTGCTATTAGCATATACTTCACTATAATTATGTTTACCTTTATGAGATAAATTTTTAGTTAAAGCAATATATTGTAATTTTTCATCTAACTTTTGTAATATTTCAACGTCACGAAAGTTGTATTCAATAAATTTATTTAAGTCAGTAGAAAATAAATGGTCCAAATTTCCTTGATATTCAACCTTTCCTAAATTAGCGTATTTTAAACCAATAGCATCTAATTTCCAACTTGGTTCATCTTTCCAATGGTATTTTTTATGTAAACGGATATAATCTAAAGATTCTACACCCACAATATCTACATACTGGTTTGGTTTGTGAAAGTAGGGGTTATCTTTTTTAGCATTTACTTTATTAATAGGGGAAAGGTAGTCAGCGTATTCTCTCCCTAGAACATTACATATCCTATAATATAAGTAGGGGATGTCAAAGAAATCACTATTATATCCAACTAAGATATCTGGGCTAATGTTTGTAAAATGTTCTATAAACTTTAACAGTAAATCTCTTTCAGTCCTTACAGGTATAATTTCCTTACCATTAATCTCTTTAGGTAGTAATTCGTTTTTTTTATCTAATATTAAAATGACCCATTTATCAGGTGTTTTATCCCAATAAGCGATTGAGGTGATGGGCATGGGAGCTGTTTCAATATATTCTTCGGTAAGTGCTCCTCCTATTTCACACTCAATATCAAAAAATAATTCTCTATGTCCTGTAGAGGGAGTATCATCTGCTCCATATTTCTCAATAAGAAACTTTTGATAAGGAGGCATATCATGGAAATGTAAATGGGGGTCTGTTTTATACCAGTTAGGAGTTTTAAGTAAATATTCATCATTAATTCCTCTATGAGTAAATTGATTACTTTTGCATTCTACATAAGCACAGTTTGTCCACTCAATTTCATTATACCCTCCTTGGTCCCACAAATAAATTTTATATTTATTGTTTTTTATTCTAGTTGCGTATGCTTTTTTGTACATTATAACTTATTTATTCTAATATACCAAGGCTCCATATAGGAGCCTAGGGTTTTTTATATTATGGTACTAATTTTATACTAATAATCTTTGTCTAGCTCTTCTTGTGTAAAAAACTGACGAAGGTTGGGTTGTTTAAAATTAATAGACTTCATTACCTTATTATCCGAACTACGGTACACAACATATTTGTCCATTAGTTTTACATAATGACATTTTTCTGCTTGTTGTTCACTTCTTACCCTTACCGTTTCTTCAGCCTCGTATAAAGTAGAGCATATTTTAGACATATTAGAAGCTTGAACCTCGGCGTACCCTGCTTCTATTTTGTCTTTTAAACCAAAAACTAGAGACCCATTCCCTAAACATACATAAGTAATGTCTAACAAAGCATCTAAAACTTCAACAATATCTCCCTCTTTTACTGCTTGTTTTAATTCGTTTAATTCTTCATCTATGAAATCAATTACAAATTGAGCATCTTTGAGGTCAATAGTGGGTGTAGTTCTGTTTTGATAAGATTTACCCATTAAATTATTAAACATCTCTACTTCACTTATAAAAGGTATTGCTGCTGGGTTTGCTTGGGTAGAAAATCCAAAGTCTAATTCTGTTTGTTTTCCCATTATTGTATAATTTTTATAATTTTAGTTTTAACTATTTTAGTAATTGAAAAATTACTTTCTCCTTCAAAATCTTTAAAGACTTTAGCTTCAGCATCAGTGGGTGAAACTGCATCTACTAAATATTTCTCAATGGTGTGTTGGGTTCTACCCGTTTCATGTTCCATTGTTAATCTTACATCTACTTGCCAATAATTCATAATTTATAATTTATTTATTTAGTTATTTTAGAAAAGTTCTCTCGAATCATTACTGGCTTGGTTATAATGACCTTTTTAGGGTCAACTTTAACCTTGCCTAAATCTTGTTTTGGTGTTTATTTTTTATTTAAATAATCGGCCATTGGGACTGCATCTTCCCTTTCCCAAGGAAAATATATAAATTGATCTCCCTCATGTTCATTGCCCCATATGTTAGGTTTAAAAGTACTAGTGTGAGGTTTATAAAGTAAAACTGCTGTGTAAACACCTGGTGATTTTTCTAAGGTTTTTCCACTATCCGCTATGTCATCTATTACTAAAGTATTAGGACCAATAACATTCACGTAAGGTAAACCTGTTTGGTGTGATATCATTGTTGCGGGGATTAAACCTCCTCGTGTAATACCATGTACGGAGTCTACTGTTGGGGTTTCTAGTAGAATTTTATATACTATTTCTTTTATAAGAAAATCTATATCACCCCAGTTTAGTATTACTTTGTTATCTTTTAATATCATATTTATTTATTTTAACAATGCCGCACTTTTTATAGCATCAAAAAATTCAAACCTTACTTCGGGTTTAGTAAAATAATTTCCTGATAGCTTGGTTGTGATCATAGCTGCTCCTTGGTGGTTGGTTCCTCTACAGCTTACGCATTGGTGACTTGCTACTATTTGTACAGCAACTCCTTGATTACCTTCACATACTTTATCTACAGCCTGGTGGATAGCCATTGTAAGCTGTTCTTGAATAGCTCCGCGACGTCCAAAATGTTCAACTAATCTATTTAACTTGGATAAACCAATTACCCTTCCGTCAATACCAGCTATATATGAAATATGAACTCTACCTAAAATAGATTCGTGGTGGTGGGAGCACATACTTGTTAAAGGTATGTTACATTCCGTGATAAGCCCGTCATACCCATCAGAAGGGAATGATGTGATAGCTGGTGGATTATTGTACCTACCTGCCCACTGCTCATTAACATACTTTTTGGCTATGCGTCGAGGAGTTTCCATTGAATTAGGATCATTCTGCCAATCACATCTTAAGGCTGTTAAAAAGTCACCATAAGCCTTAGTAGCATCCTCAATCATATATTGTTTTGATTGTTCAGATAATGGGAAACCTTTAGCAACACCATTAGCAAAACCTGCTTGTACCACTTCTAATTCTTCGTGGATTTTTCTACGTTTATTCTCCATTTATATAACTTTCTATTTTATCTATTAAAACTAATACTTCATCAGGATACATTGTTATAGCACAACAAATGTTGATGTTATCTTTTATTTCTCCTAATATATTAAGTGCTTCTTGCTTATCCAAATTATTTGTTGTATTTCTTACTATTATTTCTTCTAGTAGTCCATTTTAAATTCTTTGGATTACTAATTTCATAAGGTGTTAAACCTTCTCTAAATCCTTGACTTCTAGGTTTAACGTGGTCAAGAGTTGGATATTCGGCATGTGTTATAGGTAACATTAGATTATGTAATATATTCTTGCCGTCAATATAATCAATACCATCCCAATCTCCAAGTAATTTTACACGCATTTTACGTGTTAAATCATTACATCTACGCCAATATTGCTTCCATTCAGCTATATCCCAATCAATAATGTTTCCATTATCTTTTCTAGTTTGGATTGATTTTTTCCAAGCATTTTCATCCCAACTTTCCCTCATCTTAGCTGAGCGTTCAGCCATTCCAAATTCTTTGGGGTGTGTATTCATTCTTGAACCATAACATTTTTTACTACAATAAAGGTTTGTGCTACAATCATATACTCTAATATCTTTATTACAGACTTTACAAGGTTTATAACTTCGTTCTTTAGCACGGGATTGTTGTCTGCATTCTTTACTACAATATTTTTTATAATACTTCCATTCCCCCTTTACTAGGTTTTTAATGGTCATTATATAATTTTTTGTAAAGTCATTACTACATTCGTCGCATTTGTAAGTATGTACTACCATATGTTTTGATTATACATATGGTAGAATCAAACTTCTCATTCATTTTTGAATGCTGTCACACCCCCCGTAAACTCTCAAAGGCTATAATGTGTGGGCGCCAAGTCATACGGTATCCATTATCTCTCACCCAATTGAATACTAAAGGATACGATTTAAATAACCCTTCTCTTGAATCACCACTAGGCATAAACCATACTTTATTTTGAGGTACCTCCATAATTTTAATAAAATCTAAAATTTCAGCTAAGGCACCCTCGTCTTGTCCACTCCATACTGGTTTTATGTGGTAATCTGAATGGTATTCTATTGATTTTTTTATTGCTTCATAATTAACTCGGAGTTTATTATGTTGATTAATCATTCTTTCATCTGTAATTCCCCCTTGTGGTGTTTTTACTCCTAAAACTGGGATAGAATTAGAAAACTTAGGACTAATAGATAAAAGATTAATAGGATAGTCAGTGGGGAGGAAGTGGCTTCCTTCAGTCTCAATAGTAATAAATATATTATTTTCATGGGCAAAGTGGGTTAATTCATTTACTAGGGCAGGGTGAAGTGTAGGTGAACCACCCGTTAGCATCATCTCTGATATGTGTGGGTTTTTCTTGTACATATCAATAATATCATTAAAGGTAAATTGACCTTTTTCGGGGTGGATTGAAGTATACCAGGAGTCACACCACCCTCCGTCACGGAAAAAACACCTGTGAGTGCATCCGGTTGTACGTATAACTACTGTTGGGTATCCTGCTCTAGACCCTTCTGACTGTACTGCTGTGTAAACTTCTACAATAGGTAATACCTTATCGTAATCTGGGATTCGTTTTAATTGATTTGTTTCCATTTATTGATTTTTTTAAGTGGTTTTTGTTTCACTACGCCATCTTAAAGTGACGTGTTGGTTTAATAATTTTTCGCTATTCTTTAAATATTCTTCTATAATATAATACCTCTCCTTCAGTGATCCAAGATTGGGTTCACATATTTCAATAACTGAGAATTCAAGTAATTCGTGGGAGACATTATTATAACTCTCTTGTAAGTATTGGTTAGAATGTCTTTGAGCTTTTAATTTAGTAAAATGGTCGACTTTACGTTCATTTAGCCAACCTTTACCAATATAAATTTCTCCATTTTTCTTATTCTCTATTTTGTAAATACCATAACCTGCTTTTTTATGGTATAATTTAGTGTATTTGTTTCCATACTTAGCTTGGTTATATTTATTTTTGCAGGATTTACAATAATTTTCATACCCATCAATTTGGGAACAGTTTTTTGCAAATTCAGAATAATCTAAGGATTCTTTACATTTATTACATTTTCTCATAGGATGCATGGTGTTTTATTATACATATGCACCCCTCCTATCTATTCGCAGTAATATGCTGCATTTTTTCCATGTTCCATAAACTTCACTTTAGTAACCCTAACTCGACCATCTGTTTCTTCTAGTACGAAGGGGTTAACCTTATTAAAGATAAATTCAGCAAATTTCTCTGCACCGGTAGCTGGGATTATTCTTACTTGTGCTACTCCCGCTTCTCCCATTTGCTTAAATGCTTCTACTTCAGGATCATCTTCTGCTATAATCATAGTGTGGTCGAAATTATAATCCATCCAATCCTTGGGTTGCCTACCATCTATTAATGTTTTAGCACGTTTCATTCCTCCAAAATCCCAAACCCAATTTTTTTCGTCTAATTCCCCTTCAAAATATATTTTGAATGAAACACCATAACCGTGTATGAATTTACACATTGTACCCTCCGCTCTCCATTGACGGAAAACCGTAGAGAACCCATCAAATACTTTACTTGATTGAAACTTTGCCATAATTTTATTTATTATTTATTTAATATACGAATTATTTATTACTTATCCAAATATAATCGCTATTTTTTACAACTGGTTGTACCAATTTTTAATTATATTTAAAGAATTATTACCCACCATTCTACCAATTTCATTACCCACATTATCTATTTTTATTAGGGTAGGGACATTTCTAACTCCGTATTTGTTTGTTAGATAGGTGTCATTATCTACATTAATTTTTTCATAAGGCAAACCACTGTTTTGCATTGTAGGTGATAACATTTTACAGGGTTGACATCCTTCGGATGAAAAATACAATATTTTACTCATAATATTTAGTTTGTTTTAATTATTTAATCGAATATACGAACCATAAGTATGGTACCCAAGCAGGGGTCAAGGAAAGATAATAAATAATTAGAAGTATATTGGATAAATATTTTTGTGGTCCCTACAGGATTTGAACCTGTGACCTTCTCGTTATGAGCGAGTTGCTACTTACCAGACTGAGCTAAGGGACCTTGCCTTTTTTAGAGTTTTGAAATAGAACTCAAGGACAGAACGACCTATAAAACTATTTAGTTGCGTAATGTGGATTCGAACCACCCCGTAGACCTTATGAGAGTCCCATGCAACCTTTACACCTTAACGCAATTTGGCGGTCTATGAGGGTTTCGATCCCTCTACTCTACCGTGACAGGGTAGCATGATAGCCAGTTCACTAATAGACCGGTTAAGGTTGATTACTGGTTCAACCTTAAAAACCTTGACAGAACACCTACCTAAGGTAGATATTCCATAATTGTGGAGATACCGAGGTTCGAACTCGGAACAGTAGAATGCAAATCTACTATGATAGCCAATTTCACCATATCCCCAATTGTACTCCTGGAGGGTATCGATCCCTCTACTCTACCGTGAAAGGGTAGTGACTTAGCCAGTTGTCGACAGGAGCATTTGTAACTTTTGTAATATTCCCAGAGTTACCAACTGTACCAACCTACGATTTGGAGGTGAGTGTGCTTGTAGCAGAGGCAACACCTATCTTCGATCCCTTGTACTTCGGGCTGTTCGAGCGAATAGAGAGAATCGAACTCTCGTCCTCTGGTTGGAAGCCAGATATAATAGCCACTATACTATATTCGCAATTAAAAGTAAAACATTGATCCCCCTAAGATCACTCTGCCCATAGGGGGTGTTTACTTTTTGTCTGAATGTTTCCAGCATTTTTTTGAAAATTCAGGCATTTCTCTGTATATAAATTTTAAAGAGGCGGAAGGGGTCATGTTTATTATTTGTGATACCTTCTTACCCCACCCTTTATTATTAAAATCTATATTACTATTAAATATCAAATCAATTCTTTTTTGAAGAAGTTTAATTTTATTTTCTATTTTTTTTGCTTCTATTTCTTTCTTTAGCTTAAAATTATCTTCCTTAGTAGGTATAACAATATTGTTATTTTTTAGTATTTTATATACAGTATTATAATTACCCCCGTTAGAAAAATTTATTCTTTCTAAAATTTCATTTATATTTAACCCTTGACCATACAACTTAATAACCTGTTCTGGGGAAATGGGGGTGTTGTTTTTCTTTTTAGAATTTTTTCCTCTAAATGTAGATGTTTGTGAATGGCAGTTAGGACATAAAAATTCTAAATTTTCGAGTTTATTATTTTTTCTATTCCCATCCTTATGTTCTAAATCCAATGTTAAATCAGATCCTTCCCATTTATTAATATTACATCTATTACATTTATAAGACAATAAATCTTTATTTATAATCCACTTTCTTAAACTACTTAGAGCAAAGGGAGATATTTTCTTTTCCCCTTTTAATACATTTAATATTTCTTTCTCCCAATTAATATTTCCCATATTTTTTATTTTATTATAAATATGAAAAAAATATTTAAAGTTCGAATAAAATATAGAGCTCATTAAAAGATTCGAACTTTTTCCTCCAATTTACAAGATTGGGATTCTACCAATTAAAATAAATGAGCGTGTTGAGGATAAAAATTTTCAACTATTTATCCTCAATAAATTAAGTTAGAATGGTTATTTGAATACCTTTTAAGTTCTCCTTCGAACGTCTAACTTTATGTTTTACTTCTAATTCTAACCAATCACAAATCTCATTCGTGTTGGCAGTATCTAAACTTTTAACGCGTATTAATTGTCTAGCGTAGTTATAAGGCCCATCAACACCTTACAAGTTTTCCCATCAACACAGTGATTAACCGCAGCTAGATACCGGTACTTACTTTAATAACAATTAGAAGTTCTTTCCCCTTACGGTCCCGTAGTTTTGGTTGCAACCAAACCCACAGTTAGGTCAGGACTTGAAAGAAAATTTGTACTCATGGCAGGATTCGAACCTGCAAAATACTGCTTCTAAAACAGCCGTGTATACCATTCCACCACATGAGCAATTTAATCTTATCCAATATGTCAATGAACTATTATTATTTTCTATTCCGTAAATATACGAACTATATTCCGGGTAGCCTAGTCTTTATATGATTATAGTTTAGATAGTTTATACTTTACTCCGTCAATCTCTACCACCTTATCTATACATGGCTTGGTTCTGTTGTTGAATTCTTTTTCAGTTAAAAGTTCACCATTAATATAGTAAGATTTAGTTCCACTTGAATACTCTACAGCAGGTCCATCTTCTCTGTGATGTTTACCGTTAATGTAGTACCATTTATTTCCATTTACATACTCTATAGCAGGTCCATCTTCTCTGTGATATTTACCTTTAATGTAGTACCATTTATCTCCACTTGTATACTCAACAGCAGGGCCATCTTCTCTATGAAGTTGATTATTAATATAGTAATATTTATCTCCGTTTGCAAGCTCTATAGCAGGTCCATCTTCTCTATGACGTCTACCTTCCATGTTGTACCATTCTGTACTATTTTTTGTAACTTCTACTTTATATTCTTTCATAACTTTTATTTTTTTATTAGGTGTAAATATACGAACTATATTCCGGGTAACCTAGTTTTTTTGTATTTGTTTTTTACTTATATTTTTGAGAGCAAGGTGGGAATCGAACCCACTAAAAGATTAGTTTTGCAAACTAACTGTCCAACCATAAACATCTTGCTCAATTTTCTACATTAATAAATAAAGTTTCCATTCATCCGGTATAAATAATGTTTTTTTTAATAACATTAGATAATGGGGTCTTTTTGGTTTTGGAATAGATTTTCCATATTCCTTTAATGTTAGACTTGCTTTTTCATTATTACATTTTATACAAGCGGATACTAAATTATCCCATGTATTAGGCCCACCTTTAGATTGAGGTATAACGTGATCTATCGTTAGATCCTTGCGTTTATCGTGACCACAATATACACACAAATACCCATCTCTTTTAAATATATTTTCACGTGTTAGAGGTACTTTTTGAAAATTCATTTTTACATAAGTGTGTACTCTAATAATAGAAGGTTTAAAAATTGTTAGATTTGGGTTTACAACACCAAATGTTTCTGGGTATTCCTCTATTATGTCTGCATTTCCCTTATATGAGACTACAAATGCTCTTTCTGTGGTGATAATACTCCTAGCAATATAACTAGAGTCAATTACTAAGGTTTTGTCATAACGATTTTTCATGATTTAATAATTATATTAATTTTTGCACAGGTGATAGGAATCGAACCTATTCGTGTATCATTGCTTTTGGAGAGCAACCGGTTACCTTAACCTCACCTGCTTATTTGAGACTCTAATGGGATTCAAACCCATACAAGAAATTTAGAAGATTTCTATGCTATTCAGTTACATCATAGAGCCATTTGAAGGATTTTTTAAAGCAAAAACCAATCTTAAAAACTGCTAGGAGATTTTAGATATCATTTAGGACTCTCTAGCTCTTCCTTATTGTACCCGTGATAGGACTCGAACCTACAAGCTTACGCGTCTCCGCTTAAAAGAGATATGTTTTCCAATTTCATCACACGGGCATTTTTGGGTGTAAGGAAGGTATCGATCCTTCGTCTTTTGATTCACAGTCAAACATTCTACCATTGAACTACAAACACCATGTTGTAAGGCTCCCACTTTCCTTACATGTTAGTCTAAAGTTTGTTTTTTTTAACGAGGTATTTACCCTCCCGCAAGTGACTAAATTATACTCCACATATTTCTATGCTTGAACTCGTGTGGTTTTAAATATTGTACCAATAGATGGAATCGAACCATCAACCTACTCCGTATGAAAGAGTCGCTCTACCATTGAGCTATATTGGTATATTCCAAGTTCATCACGTTTAAGGCTGGGTATGAACAACGCTACCTACGGTTGACATTTCTGTCTTGGAACATTGAGGAAGAAACCGGAATCGAACCGAATGCCTTTATAGCACGATTATCTTAGCAGGATACCCTAATCACCATCATAGTTTATCTTCCTTTTGTCGATCTAGCAGGATTTGAACCTGCGGCTTATTCGGTATCAGCGAACTACTCTACCAGGCTGAGTTATAGATCGAAGTTGATTACAACCTGACTCCTTTCGAACTTTGAAAAACTCGTATCATTCATTATTTGCAATTAATTTGCTGCTCCACTAGGACTCGAACCTAGATAAAGTGGTTAACAGCCACTCGTAATAACCTTTATACGATAGAGCAATTTTAGTAATAGATACAGGATTCGAACCTGTATGAAGAGTTTTAGACGTCATATCTTCTTCGGAGGGTTTCTCTGTGTCTACCAATTCCACCAACCTATTAAATTTTGTGGAATCTGAAGGAATCGAACCTTCTCCTCTAGTTCTTCAGACTAGCGTGCGAACCATCTACACAAAGATTCCATATCCCTTCGTTGCTACTTACACCTTCTAGCTAGTGTGCTTTCACCCTTTCCCGTTTATTTTATATCGTCGTACTAATGGGACTTACGCCACGATATTGGTCCGGCTTTTTTCCTGTTTCTTTCTTTCAGTAGCCTTCTGCCTCGTGAGGCCAGGTGGATTCGAACCACTCCCTTGCGGACGAGATTTACAGTCTCGCTGTCGTATCCGAACGACTTTCTGTCCTCAATTTCATAAGTAAAACCATCGGGCTGATTCCCTGTGTTTGTGTCTTGCATCGTTTTCTCCACATGGATTACTCCACTACTTACTATTAGTGTTTTCTTTACTAACTTTCCTACTTACTAGCTAAGAGTTCGGATGAGCCTTCTTTACTTGCATCTATTTGCTAACGTACAAGAATCGAACTTGTTCCTCCGGGATTTGTCACCCGGTGTGGTATCCATTCCACTAACGTTAATAACTATCTTTAAGAAGACTGTAATCTCCAAATAAATAGACTAGTAAATGCAATTAACGATATTACAGTACCGTATTTATATACACCCAACTAATTTTGTACCTCTTGAAGGAATCGAACCTTCTCCCTAACTATGTAAAAGTTATACGCTTCCATTACACCAAAGAGGTAAATTTAATTCTAAGCTTCGGACTTGATTCCTTCTATGAATTAATAACAGTCTCTTTTGTGCCCCTGCCAGGAGTCGAACCTGGCCCCACTGTTTAAAAGACAGTTGCCTACACCGGTTTGCTACAAGGGCAAAATAAAATAAAAGTTTTGTGGGCATAACACCCACCTACATTTAAATGATTTGATATCATTACATTTAAACCTGTTGTCGCAGTTACCTCTATGGCTAAGAGAGCTTATTATGATATTAAGCTTAATCTTTTATTTAATATGATATGCCTACCATATTCCTAATGGTCGGGTAGAGAAGAGTCGAACTTCCCGCCTCTCGCTTCCAAAGCGAGCTTCTCACCCCGAGAATACTACCCGAATTAATCTACTTTTATTCTGATTATTGTTAGCCTGGAGAGAATCGAACTCCCATTATTTGAGTCAAAGTCAAATGTAATAACCGTTATACCACAGGCTAAAATATAGGAGCCGGACTCCTATGTCCTCTACCAAGCATATCAGCTGGACCGTTAGGCCAACTTTCAGATCAGGGTAGAATCTTTTGAGGAAGGAGGAGGACTCGAACCCCATCCGAATTAACGAAACCTAGTTTTCAAGACTAGTCGCGACTCCATGTCACTGCTTCACCTTCCTTAATATTATCCAATATGTCAATGAACTTTAATTTCTTATAACGTAAATATACGAACTATATTTCACATCTCCTAATTTTTTATGTGAAGTTTTTAACTTCTTTTTTTAGTTTTTCATAATAGGCTTTGTTTTTTTCGATAAAATATGTTTCCATGTCTCTACCTTTCCATCTTTCAGCTAACATTTTAAATACTTTAGTGTCTTTAAATTTTTCCATATCTCTAATTTTAATACGTAAATATACGAACTATATTTCACATCTCCTAATTTTTTTACACTTACTTTAACAAAAAAACCCGAATTTTTTAGATCCGGGTTTATATAAATGATATGTTTTTAAATTATCAACTCATAATAAACCCGGAAATGTTTCTCGGTTGCTTATATTCACTATTAAACACCAAACCACAAATCACATCACCACACAGCGTCCATATATTATGGACCTGCATCGAGGAGCGTAAATTTGTAAATATGCTTTGAATAGTTGTCATTAGTTATTTTTATACAGTTATAAATATATGAAGGAGAAGTAATATCGCCAAGTTTTCTATTAATTTTATCATTATGTATTTACATATAAACTTCACCTTTCACACCAGGTACCATTTGTTTAATTTGTTCTTCACTATATTTTTTGGAAAGTGGGGTATTAGATAAATCCAGATCACCCCCTACTTTTAAATCTTGGGGGAGGGTGGTTATTGGGGTATTTTCTAAATCAAGATAACCTCCTACTGTTAAACCTTGGGGTAGGGAGGTTATTGGTGTATTTCTTAAATTAAGATAACCTCCTACTGTTAAACCTTGTGGTAGAGAGGTTATTGGGGTACTATTTAAATAAATACCACCTCCTACTGTTAAACCTTGGGGTAGGGAGGTTATTGGTGTATTTCTTAAATTAAGATCACCTCCTACTTTTAAATCTTGAGGTAGGGAAGTTATTTTAGTACTATTTAAATCAAGATAACCTCCTACTTTTAAGCCTTGAGGTAGGGAGGTTATTTCACTATTATTTAAATAAAGAGAACCTCCTACTTTTAAACCTTGAGGTAGGGAGGTTATTGGAGTACTATTTAAATAAAGAGAACCTCCTACTTTTAAACCTTGAGGGAGAGAGGTGATTGGGGTGTTACTTAAATTAAGATAACCTCCTACTGTTAAATCTTGAGGGAGAGCGGTTATTGGGGTATTTCTTAAATCAAGATCACCTTTACTCCCATCCTTTATATACTGTTGAATCTTCTTTTGAGTAGCAATTAAAAAGTTCTTAGAGCGTTCTTCAGGGGAACGTCTAGGGACTAATATTTTATTTTCTAATAGATCTATTAATTTTATCATTTTATATAAATTTGACCTTTTACTCCAGGCACCATTTGTTTAATTTGTTCTTTAGTGGATTTTTTAGAAAGGGGTGTATTTCTTAAATCAAGAGAACCTCCTACTGTTAAACCTTGAGGTAGGGTGGTG